TTTCTTGGCCTAAATTTTTGTTGTAAAACAAATCTGTTAGTTCCTCATTGGTTAAGTCAACCCAAGGTCTCAGTGTTTGCTGAATCTTGGCCTGTGCTGCCATTCCATCTTCAAAGCCTTTGCCATATACAGCGTTGTCGGCCTCGATCAATTCTTTAATTAATGCAAGACTTTCCTCGCAGACTTTGGTCAGGCTGTCAACAGCCATGTTGCGTTTAATTATCATGTTTATGTTCTCCACTTGTATCGACACGTTTTGATGATATGTCGCTCCTTGCTCGGATGGCAAAGGCAGTACCCCAATTCAATCGCTGTTCTGCCAACTTTGCACATTCCTCACGCTCAATTAGCACGGCGGCTTTGATGGCATCGGATTCCCAATGGTATGGTTGACCACTCTCTTCTATTTCTTGTCCGAGCCTATATACTTCACGCAAAGCGTTCTCACGCGCTATGCGGTCAAACTCATCGTCTTCATCTGTACGAATCATTTTCTAGCCCTCTCTTTGATCATCTCATCTGCCATTCTGTATGCGTCATAACTTAGTCCCTCCATCCAGCTGTCATCAGTTAGATGAAGATCCTTCGATAAAAAGCTTTCAATCAAAGGCGTCACAATCCTAATGGCAAAGTAATCTCTTAGATCCATGCCGCCTTCACCGCCTACAGCTGTAACACGCGCTTCATCGTTAATGCTAAATGTGGGTGTTGGAAATGCTTTCATGCTTGTCCCCTTGCTCGGATGGTGGCAGTTACATCTTTTAAATGTTTAGATGCGCGATACGCATAAAGTTCGCTCAACATTTCGTAACACAAAGCGCGTAACCGTTCTATTTCTTTTTGGTCATTTTGTGCTACTAGCTTGGCAAAGGCTTCAATGTTTTCAATTCCAATTAGTGCCAACTGATTAAAGTCTTTGTGTATTGGTATAGCCTTAGCCTGTCTAGCCATCTTAATGATTTCATCTTGTGTCATGTGTTTTTTGCCTTAATAGTTGAATCAGCCATCAATACAGCCCACTCTGTTGTTTGAGCGTTAGCAACAATGTTTTTAACTTCATCGGCAGTCAATGCTTTCCAGTCTTTGCTTGCGTCTTTGGTGATGCGTGGATTCATTAGCACCGACATAATTTCATGGTTCTGCCTGACAATCTGTTCGTTTACCGCAAAAATTCGTTGCAACAATGCCGTTGCTTCATCTTGTGTCATACGCGACTCCAGAACAAAACAATCCCAACAATAACTACCAGTATCGCAATGACAACAACAGGCCAGAATGGCTCTTTACCATATGGTCCACTGATGGGATCGCTCTCACAGTTAAACGCTTCGTTCATCGTGCGTGGAAAACGCTTTGTCGTATCGTTCATACCTACCTCCTGTGTTAAGAATATAACTCATGAATAAATCACAAGTCAACTGTTATGTTACCAACTAAACTCCCTCTTACCCGTTGACCCTCCCTCCCTCACAGGGGGCCAACGACTCTTTATCAAGGTGCTATGTCCAGTGTTAGTGAACTATCGGCCAGCCAAGCCGCCCTCCCCTGGAATCCCGATAAGGTCAGTTTTCACCATCCTTAACGATCAACTCCCAGCGTACTAGGGTATGTGTCTTTACGACTACCTTGTTTATTCCGTTCGATTACTCTACTTGGAGGTGCGGGTCACACCGAGGTTCTGTGTTTCTTGAGTTCAGCCCATACAGGCCATCAGCTAACGCGCTCTGACGAGTGGCCGCAAAAAGCAAAAAACCCTTATTGAAAGATACGAGCTTTAGGCTTGGTTGCCGCATAAGAGCCTGCTGTAACAGGACATCCTAGCTTTGACGAAGCCCGCTCCTTCAATAAGGGTTCGGGGTGTCGTTTTACAGAACTACAACGGGTTACCAAGCCGCTGATACACAATTATAAACACGAACAAATGTAGTTTGTCAACACCTTTTATAAAAATATTTTCACTCTAACAGTGTTAGTGTCAAAAAAAATCCCCAAGGGTTAGCTCGGGGATAAACAAAGGAGAGAGGCAACTGCATTGCCGGTGTTTATTCTACACCATAAAACGCAATGAATGCTGCATCTGCATACGCTTGGCCAGCTCCCTTCTTATCCAGCTCTCGCCAGTCAGGCCATGTCTGTATGGCCAATGTCCTTGATGCATCCTTATCCTGACCAGTAAGACCCGCGCGCTTCTTCCATTGACTGGGTGTCACCATCGTCACAGGGATCTCAAACGCACCCAGCACACCTTGGATCACGCCGGCCGAATGCCCAAATGAGAACATCGAGGCAACACCTTGCCCAGGCATACTGCTCACCAGCTCTACATACGCTTTGATCTCTTCACCATAGATTAATGGCCGAATAAAAGCAGCAAGCGCCGATGCATTCACACGATTGGCCGAGCCTGTTTTCATTGTCGGCATCCTGCACCACTCAACTGGAGTGTTGTCCTCCATGATGACGATTGCACCTGACAGGCCGGGGTCTATTCCAATTTTCAACATATTTTTCTTTCAAGGTATTGCAAGACATGAGTTTATGTGGGTACAATGTGTTGCCGATTATAACCAAAGGAGAGTTAAATGCAAAGAAGAGAGTTCTCGTTTAAGGTGGAAGACATCACAATTTGTTTTGTGCAGCTGTACAACGACTGTTGGATTTGTAGTCTGCCTAGCGATACGGCAGAAAGACTTGGTCACAAAATCTTGGGCCCGGATCTTCCTGTTGACCGACTGGGTGTTTCAAGAAGAATAAGGAATGTTTTTATAGCCGAAAACATAACCACAGTACGTGAATTAATTCAAAGAACTGAAAGAGACATGATGAGAATTCCAAACTTCTCTCACGTTTCACTTAAACAACTGAAAGAGCAGCTGGCTATATTTGGATTTGAACTTAAAAGGCCGTTACCAAAATGACCACCCAGCTCTACAGACATTTTGACAAGGATAATAACTTGCTCTATGTTGGCATATCTCTAAGCACGTTTAACCGCTTGAGCCAGCATAAGGATCACTCAGGTTGGTTTTATGGCATCACAAACGTAACGATTGAGCACTTTCCAACACGCGAAGAAGCGCTGGCCGCAGAGAGAAAGGCAATCAAATCAGAGAATCCCAAGTTCAACATAGCCTCGCGTAAGACCGTGGCCGAGATTGAAAAGGAAGAGAAAGAGCAAAAGAGGATTACCCAGCTTGCAATGGCAGAGAAGTTTAAGTTGGTTCAAAGGTATGTAGAGCACCAATTGGCATACAAGCTCAATGATGTTAGACAAATTTTGAACATAACAAGCAACGAGCTAAACCGCCACGTTGCAGAAGGCCGGCTCTCTACCTTTGAGGTTGAAGGAAGAATGTCCACTAAAACCAATCAGATCATGATGAAGACCATGGTTAGCGGCTGGGCACTGATTGACTTCATTAACTATTTGGAAAACAAATGATCATCACAAACAAATACAACCTACCCCAAACTTTCGTAAACATTATGAAGCGTCCGACTTACTCTAAGGGTAAGGCAAACATATCAGCGACAGAGCTGCTGAACTCACCGCGCATCGTACAGCTACGCAAGCTACACGAAGACAAGATCGAGACAGACGTTACAGAGATGGTTTGGTCTATCTTTGGCACGGCCATTCATGGCGTCTTGGAGCACGGCAAGGACGAGAACCACCTGATCGAAGAGCGCCTACACGCTAACATTGATGGCTGGTCTATCTCTGGTGCTATTGATCTTCAGATTGTTAATGAGGACGGCACAGTCACCATCAACGACTACAAGACTACGGGCGCATGGTCTGTGATGAATGAGAAGATTGACTGGGAGTATCAGCTCAACATCTACGCTTGGCTTGTGGAGCACGTTAAGAAGACCAAGGTTTCCAAGCTTGAGATCGTGGCTATCATCCGCGACTGGTCACGCAGAGATGCAGGCATCAAGGCCGGCTATCCCGATGCACCGATCAAGGTGATCCCGATCCAGTTGTGGCCAATGGAAGAGCGCGAAGCCTTCATTCAGAAACGAATCAAAGAACACTCCAACGCTCTATTTGACTTGGAGACAGGAGATGAACTACCGCCATGCACTCCCGATGAAATGTGGGAGAAGCCAACAACATATGCGGTTAAAAAGATTGGCGGCGTCAAAGCTAGGAATGTTTGCGCTACTGATGAGGAAGCTCAAGCCAAAGTGGCTGAGTATGGAAAGGATTACGAGATAGAAGTTAGACAGGGTGAGAGAACGCGATGCGCGAACTTCTGCTCTGTGAACGCCTACTGTAATCAATACAAAGAGTATTTATCAACAAAGGAGGAATAAATGAAAGAAAACGAAATGGGGTCAGCGCCATTGATCGCGCAAAAGGCCTTTAAGATTAACAACATAGTTTATGTTCCGCACTACAGGAATGAATCTGTGTATGTCGGACCAGGATATCCAAAGCAAAACATGGATATCTATTCGGCCTCAGAACTTATAACCAAAGGCGCCGTCCAAGTCACAGCGCTTCTGTGGTCGCGCGGAGCTCACGGCTTAATTAACGAAAGAAACCCATAATCATGTCTGTACACAAAAAACTCATGGCCGCTCGGGTCAAGCTTCAAAACACTGAGATGAAGAAGTCTGGCCTAAACAAGTTTGCCGGCTACTCATACTTTGAACTGGGTGACTTTATCCCTCACGTTCAGAACATCTTTAACGAGCTTGGTCTGTGCGGTGTTGTGTCATTTAACACCGAGTATGCCCAGCTGTGCATCACCGATGTAGAAGATGGCACAGTCATTGTGATCACTTCGCCAATGGCAGAGGCCAACCTCAAAGGCGCTCACCCCATCCAAAATTTGGGCGCCTCTTTGAGTTACCAACGCCGCTACCTTTGGATGGCAGCCATGGAGCTCACCGAACATGACCCCATTGATTCAGCGCCTCCTGTAGAAGCTCCGAAGGCAGAACCCAAGCCAAGCCCTGTCCAACCTCTAAAACCGCCTACAAAGCACGTTAAAGGCCGAGTAGACCCCATTCCACCCCAGCACGTTGAGCCAGCCGCTTGGACCATCCTAATTGATGCGCCAACAGACGAGTCATGGGTTGATATGTTGGTTGAAGCAACCAAGCTTAAAGTCAGCATGGCCACCAGTGCCGACCAGCTCAAAGAGATGTTCCAAGTGAACAAGCCTTTATATGGAAAGCTCAAAGAGGTGAACCCAGCCGTCTATGCAGATGTCATGGATACCTTTGCAAACGCTAAACGATCATTTTTTTAAGGAGTAAATAATGGACTATCCAAATCGCGGTACTTTGTGGAACAACGGCTACAAGACAACAGACGCACAACCAGACATGAAGGGCGATATCAAGCTTGAGCTGGACTTGGTTAAAGATCTACTGGAAAACGCAGAGTCAGATCACATTGTGATCAAGCTCAGTGCATGGCTGGGTAAGGATAAAGACGGCAAACGCAAGGTTAGCTTGCAGTACGACAGCTACAAGAAGGATGCCCCTGCGGCCTCTAGCGCGAAGGACCCATGGGATGAATAAATCAGCCAAACCAAAGACCATGAGGGAATGGGAGAGGGTTTGTAAGAACCTTAACGATGTTATTTGCGCTCAATACGGCAACGAAGAAAAGCTGGAAGTAAAGATTGCCAACCTTGAAGATCAGATTGGCAAGCTGGAAGAGCAGTTGACCATGTCCATGGGCGTCATTGAATACTTGGAGACAAAAATTGTCAGATCCAATCCAGTTCGAAGCAATTAAGACGGGGCTTAAGCAATCCAAGGACGGCTATATGCTGTCTTTGGCTGTCCACCCTGACGAGCTGCACAACGATCTCATGCGCGACTTTGTAGGCTCGCGCTACGTTGTTGTGATGGTGCGTCTGGGTGATGATGAACAACCGATGAACCGCGAACATGAGTTTCCAGGCGATCATGCGGTGAAGCTGGCCGGCATTCTGTGCCGTGACCCAGAGTTTTGGGAGTGGCTACACCAAAAAGAGTGGCTGATGGAGAAGAACGAGAAGGCTTGTGCCAGTTGGATCTCATCCTACTTGGACATAGAGTCTCGCAAAGAGCTGAAAACCAACGAAGAAGCCCGTCATTTATTTAACCAATTACGAACTAGCTTCGAAGCTTGGAGGAAAGCATGAAGAAACTTATCCCTTACAGCGTCTACTTACCCGTTGAGTATCACGACAAAATTAAGGAGCTGGCCAAACAGCGTAAAGCATCATCAATGGTGCGGGACGCTATTTGCATGATCGTTGATGGTGACGATACTTTCAAGTCAGGATATAACAAAGCGCTGAAAGATTGCATCAAAGAGATCGACACTATTAAAGAGATTGAGCACATTGCCGTTCGCGGTAAGTACTTGGCCGATGTGCTGGCCGATCAAATCAAAGAACTGGAGATGTGATGGACGATATTACCGATCAATTAAATGACATGGCAAAAGCTATAAGCACTGCCATGATGAACACCAAGTGTGATGATGTGATCGTTCCAGTGATTGTGTTAAGTAGGCTGTTGTGCGAGTTGCTTGTGGAGCTGGAGATGGATGACGAAGAAAAAGCTGTCGAGGCCTTTCGTGATTCACTAAGAAGCGCCCGAAGAGAACGCAAAGATACTGAGGTTCACTGATGGAGCATGACACCAATCTTCGTGATCTGGCGTCTATGTTTATCTTGGCCGCTCTCATTATCAGTGAGAGGGATAGTCAGAACTTGGCCGAGGAAGCCCATGAGATTGCCAATCAATGGTTAGAAGCCCGAAACAATGAGCCGGCAGAAGGACTGGCTGCCATAAAAAAAAGGAAACGCAATGTTAGAAAATCTGAAGAGCTGGGGTAGAAGGTTCTGCGCTACTTGTGAACACCCCAAGCCACTGGACGGTGGAAAGATAATAGATTCACGGCACAATAGGTGGAAGTGTGCAGACTGTATAAACAACCCTAGGATTCGCGATGTATCGGAACAAGAAGATGTTGGAGATGGCGAGGACGATTCCGTGCCAACACTGCGGAGCGAATGACGGTACTGTCGTGGCCGCACACAGCAACCAGCTCAGAGATGGCAAAGGCCGAGGACTCAAGGCTCACGATTACCGAATCGCGTCCTTGTGTTTTAGGTGCCACAGTGACTTAGACCAAGGCTCTAAGATGGATAAAGCCCAGAGAGTTGAGATGTGGGAGGAGGCACATCGCAAAACTCTGGGTTTATTCTTTGAGAAGGGGCTTATTGGGCCCGTCTAACTTCTTCGTTATACGATTTCATCAGGGCATCACGCTTTTCTTTTTTAGCTTTGATGTTCTTCTCGGGCTCTTCTTTTTTATACATAGCGCGAATCTCTCGGTTGTACCTAGCAACCTCATTCTCAACGTAGTTAGCACGGTTAATGAGCCTGACTGTCGCTTCTTTGTTTTCCTTGCGATAGTCGTTTACATCACCCTTACGCTCTTTGATTCGCTTGATAGCACCCTCATGCTCAGCCATGGCCTTGACGTTCTTGTAGAACTTATCAGCCACAGCAGAAGGTGAATCGAGCTCACCATACAGCTTGCCGGCAATCGGTACTGAGTAAGCTGGGATCTCTTCTCCAGTAGCCTTATTGGCCACATAGCGAACGGCCTTGGTGATCTCACGGCCAACACCACCAGCATACTCGCGAGCGATGTAGTCCAGCTGGTCAGCTGTTGGGCTAACCAAACCAATACCATATTCACCCCCGCCAGTTAAGTAATTTATGCCGTAAGCCAAAGCTTTACTCAAGCTAGTAGCGTTATCACGGCTACGCTCCCAACCTGGAGTCGGATTTGTTTCGCGGTTTTCCCGTGAGATTGGACGGCCAAACGCATCTTTGTTTGTTACAAGCACATTGAAAACTGGGTCAATGATGGTTGGCATAACCATATTACCAATGCCACCAGCGCCTAACGGGTTAAACATATCAGCCACTTGAGCTGCAATGTTGGTAATTGTCTGGGTAATCTTGCGTCTGCCCTTCATCTGACCAGAGTTAATCAAGACATACTCAGTCAGCTCACGGCCAATGTTGGGGAACAAGTTCCAGCCCAAAGGCATCGGGACGATTAGGTACTTTTTCTCACCACCAATACCAAAGGTAGGCAGGATCAAATTCTTATCTTTGAGGAAGTCTGGTGGCTCATCGCCATCAAAGCCTGCCGCCAATAAAGCCAAAGCCTGCACTGTACCGAGCAACATACCGCCAGCAATTATTTTCTTGCCAACGCCAGTCATTGTGAACTTGCCGTCTTTGTTCTGAACTAGCACTTCCATCATGCGGGTTGTGCCTTGGACGCGAGCATTGAAGAACGCATACAAGGCATTGGCATTTGCAGTGGCTTGACCCTTCTTGTTAAAGTTAACAGTCAGGTTCTTGGCCAAAAAAGCGGCACGTTGGGGTGTCATGCCTTTGTCTAGTCCGGCCTTAAAGGCAGACAGACGCACGGCATTTTCCATCGCATCGTTGTAGTCAGACAGCCAGTCTAGGACAGCATCAGCTTTTCTACGTGCATTACCGCGATCCAAGCGAGCCATCTCACGCTCAACAATAGATGCCTTGTCTTTTGCACGACTGAACTGCTCACTGTAACCAGTGATACCGCCGATCTCTCTAAACTGTTTCCACAGCTCAATCCATTCTTTTTGATTTGGGTCACTGACAATGCCAGCGTAAGACTCTTTCATACCACGCAGATCAGTAAAGATTGCGCGCAGAGCTGGGATAGAGCCAGCCAATACTTGCATCTTTTTATCTTTGATCTCTGTGCTGGCCAAGTTAATGGTGCCGCCAAAGACATCTCGCACAAAGTTCCATGCACCAAATACAGGGTTGTACTGGGTGTTCATGGCCGCGATCAGGCGGGTCGCTTCAGCCACAGTACCTAAATAACCCTCTAGCTGATTGGCATCCAAGTTCTTCAAGGCTTCAGCCATGCGCTTGGCACGGGGCTCGCCGGGATTAAAGAAGATGAATCGGTCTTCGCCATTGACACGCACGGCAAATACGTTAGGTGAGTTCCGCAGCGCAGGGTTGACCTTGTACTCCACCAACCCAGTAGCTGGATCAATACGTGGAGAAGGTGGCTCTGCAAACAAAGCATCAGCTTCAGCCACTGTCAGGTTAAAGCTGGCCATCTCCTCCTTGAGCTTCTTCTTATTGCGAATAGCGTCAGGGTTGACGGGCTTCCAGAAGTTAGGATTGGGATTCTGGATGGCCAACGCATACAGAGCACGGCCTACCTTGGCCTTCTCACCACGGATAATCGCCGCCTCACGCTGGAGAGCGATGTTGGCTAAGACGTCAACAACAGTTTTGTACGATCCGGTTGCAGTCTTGGAAAAGTTACCACGGGTTGCAAAGCCCTGACCCAAACCAGAACCTGGAGTCACGTAGTCCAGCTCATCTGGATCACGCTTCAAAGGAACATAGAAGGGGAGCTTCTCACGCCATGCGGCAATAGTCTCTGGTTTCTCAAGTCCATAAGAGATCAGCAAGTCTTGAGTCTCTTCAACCCAGTTATCTACTGTCTTAGCCAACTCTTTGTACTTGGCCTCATCAGCTGGCGTTAGCTTTGAATTGTCTTTACCGGCAAAGTAATCGTCCACCTCTTGGTTAAAGATGCCCGAACCACCGTCTGGCATGGTTGGGTTACGCTTGGCCACAATGTGATTGCGAATCTTGGCATGACGCATATGGAGATAGTGCTCAAAGTCACGATACTCCACACCCATCTTACGCATCTGCTCAACAAATGGACGCAGATTGTCTTTTAAGAAGTCTTGGATTTTGCTAGATTTAGCACTGTGATACAGGGTTTCCTGCAAAGATGGATCGTGCTGATCTCGGATGTCACCAATCTGCTCGGTGATGGACTTAACCACCATGCGCGTATCAACTTGCTTGTCAACGATCTGGTACTGGAACTTGGCAAGGCTAGTGTCTTCTGCTGATTCCCATGTAGCCAACGCGCCAGCTCCACCCTTGTAGTTCTTGACCATATTGGACAAGGGGATGGATTCCTTTGTGATGTAGTTATTTAAAGAACGTGTATGGAAACGCTCTTGACGGCTGTTCATGATGTCGTTGAATGTTCTCTGAACAATGTAACGGTTATCAAAACCAAACATGAACTTCAGACCTTCAAACAAACGCTTGGCCGCCAAGACAAACTTGTCCCAGCCTGTGCCCAGCTTACGCGCCATCAGCTTCTCAGCGTTAACAGCCCAATACTCTGAGGGGTTCAGATACTGGTAATAGTTCATTGATGGCATGGAATCAATGGCCGTTTGATAGGTTTCCAAACTTGGGCTATTAAGCATCTCCAACACATTACGGAAGTACTTCTGGCCGGCAGCTGACTTCTCGGCTTTGATGGCCGCACCCAACTTATCAGACCAGTCATCAACCAAAGCTCGCACGGCTGGGGCTTCCATCATCTGCTCAAGACTGTGAACGATCTCATGGCGGATAGCCTCTGGATCAACTACACCAGTTGTACCCTTGTACAAACGCACAATGCGTGGGAAGGGGAAGAAGTCTCCAATTACGTCCTTACCTTCTGGCTGTTTCTTAATAGAAAACTGCAGGCCTTCCAAGACTTCTGGGTACTTGTCATGCAAAGTTCTGATAACGTCATAAACGTCATCGCTGATTAGGTCTTTGTTCCAGTCAGCAGTAGCCTTGGCAAAGAAGTTCTTAGCAAGACGGCCTGCTGGCTTGGTGTCTTTGATGTCTTCTTTTAGGTCATTGGCAGACTGTTTAAGGAACGTCAAAGCCTTTTGCTCATCCAGTCCTGCCTCACCCTTGGCAAACTTAGCAGAGATGGCCGCGCTCTTCTGACGCACTGCCTGATATTTACGGATCAAAGCTTCACGATCCATTGCAATATTCATGGCCGGATTGATGCTCAACCTCTCGTTGTTAAACTTAATGCTGGACAACGGGATGTCTTTAGGCGCGAACATCTCACGCGCTTCTTCTTTGTTAGAAGCGGCAATCAATGAGTCCTGACGTTCATTCAGGATGTACTCAATTGCTTTTCTGTTCCTAGCTTCATCAGAGCTGCGAGCAGTCATGAGCGAGCCGGTCTTAAAGAAGTCGCCAATGATCCCAGTTAGGTTTGTATCTAAGAAGAACGTACCACCTTCGCGCTTGGAGCTAGAAGTAACAAACTTCAAGTTGTCATAGCCCTCACTTCGAATGCGCAATACTTCGTCTGGCGTAGAGATGATTGCACCTCGGCCAAACTTATCAAAGAATTGCTTAACGTCAGCGTATGTTTTGAGTTTGACTGGAGCGTTTTTCTTTTCTTTTTCAAAGTCAAATGTGCGTGGCATCAAGATGCCTTGGCCAGTCGTACCATCGTTCTTGGTGTACGACAGGATCGTACCCATGTTGTTGACTTCTGCAAAACCAGACAAGATGTTGCCAGTCACCATCCAACGCTTCTCACGGCGTACAGTAGCACCACGGTCAAACAACTCATACAGAGGGATTAGTTCGTTTTGCAATGTCTCTGGATTGAGATACTGAATCTGACCCTGTTCTTCCAAAGTGTAAGATCCGCCAATCTGAGAGAAAGTCAACGGTAATGACTTGGCATCACCATTAGCCAGCGCCAGCGTCATCTTCCAGTCTGATCCTGCTACTGGGCTCTTGGTCTTACCTTTGTGTTTGATGTCAGTTACAACACCATAGACAAACACACCATTGGCATTCTTAATAGAAACAGGCGTACCTAAACGATAAGTATCCAAAATGGATTTGATCTTTTCAGCGTCAGCTGTTAATTGAGATCTGATTGCTGTAAGTTTTACTTCATCTGCACCAGACTCTTTTGCATCAGCAATACGTTCATCAAAGTAATCTTTAAATGGCTCTCTGATGCTACGTTTTAGATCATCAGAGTAATCAACAGCAGATTTACCATTTAATGCTTCTGCAACTTGGTCTTTTACTTCTTGCCTAGAATAAGGTCTAACCGTGCGTCTGACATCAACCTTTTCCATGTAAGCAGGCTGGGCAAAGATAGAAGGCTCACCTTTGTCTTCGGTAATCGCAACAGAGCTAATAGTCTGAGCATCCAAGTCTTGAGCTTTGGCTTCCAACTTATTGGAGCCCATGCTGTCTTCACGTTCAATCAAATCTTTGTAACGCTCGATAAGGTCTTTATAGACTTCTTCCTGCTGTTTGATTGGCAGGATTGGTATGTAGCCAGTCAGCTTGCGAATATCTTCTTCGCTTGCTTCGTTTGTGTTTTCCTTAACTTGAAGTAGCTTATTGCCACCCAATTCTGCATGGATGCCTGGGTTATCACGCAAGTATTCCTGTGCGACTTGGCCACCGTAATCGTTCATGAAGTCAACAGCACCCTCGGCTGACACGGCTGACTTACGAGAAGCTGTAGTATTAGCACTTAGGGACGCCATCTTCTTAAGCAAAACAGCGGCAGGACGCATCTCAGCAGGAATGTCAGCCATCATCTGTGAGTAAGCTGGCTTCACAACCTGACCTGTACGAAGCACACGGCCAAGCATCTGCATATGGGTGTCAATGTTCTTCTCAGCCTGAACAATGATCATGTGACGCTTGCGCTGGTCTTTAAACTTGTTAGAAGCATGGAGCGACAAACCAGTAGAGCCAGCTTGGTTCAAGATAATGACGTCAGTGTCCCCAGCATTAAACGCTTTAACAGCGTTAACCCGTTGCTTGATGTTGGCAGAACGTGTGGTCAATATAGGTTTGCCACTCTCATAGTTCAGCGTAACTGTACGGCCTGTGATCTCTTCAGTCTTGTATCCAGCCTTACGCAACTCGCTGTGCATATAGTCAATCGGAGAAATAGGGGCAGAACCAAAGCCTGCACCACGAATGAAATCAAGGATCTCGTAGTAACGGCTGGCCAAGTTCTCACCTAAATCTGCATCGGTCAGACGGTAATCTTCTTTCTTGCCGCCCGGCTTTGTGATCTTGACCATCCGCTGCTTTTCTAAGTAACGAATATACAGATCAGCAAATGACAAATTAACAGCATCACCAACTTTAAGATCCATGTCATCTGCATAGCTTTGCAAGAATGAGCCCATGGTGTTGGACACAGTCATAACGACCTTCTCACCAGCTTTTAAGCGTTCAATAGCATGACGCACAGAGTCTTGGGACTTCAATGACAACAGCATCTGGTCAATCAAGTTGTGCATGATTGAGCCAAAGTTTGCACTTTGAACTGTGGTCTTCTCGGTTACTGCACCAGCACGGGCTCCTTGAGTGTCTAAAGATTTCTGCAAGCGCTTAACAACAACTTCCTTTTCGCGTGAAAAAGCAAGGATGTCACGCATAGACGTAGCCATGTTCTCAGCCGTATCTTTGTCTACCTTGGTTTCCTGTGTGTTGTATGACACCCCTGCAAAGGTACGCTCGCGGCGAATGTACTGGCCTGCTTGGGTCAGCATATTTGCTACGGTCTGTTGCATAGGAATACCGCCAGCCTTGATCGCGTCAGACAGCTGGGTAATGTTATCCACAGCCAACTTCATATCTGTACTTGAGTACAGGTCCATCACATCAGGACGCTTAGCGTATGTAGCCGATGAGAAGAATGTGCCGTCAGCTTCTTTAACCAAGTTACGCACAAAACCAGAACGACCTTGGCCAATGTTGACGCCGGCTTCTTTCTCAGCTTTAGCAGGCTCAACACCAGCACCACCAGCGTTATGGCTCTCGTCAAAGATCATGTAGTTACCAGCACCGAAGTGCTTGATAAAGTTTTGACGCTCTGTGGGTTTACCTTTAACGCTCTGCAGCTGGCTATATGTTGTAAAGATAACCTTGTAGTTACCTAAACTGTCATTCTTAACCATCTGCTTCATGACTTCATCAAGCCCAGAAGACTTGGCTGGCTTGAGCATCAGATTGTTTTCAACTGGTTCGCCTTTGACAGTACGAATCAAGGTGTATGGAACTGACTCACTGCTATTGGTCATGAAGATCTTGGGTTTGGCTGTGTCTAAGCCAAGTTGATCTGTCATGCCAATATCGTCTAAGTCTCGAATCATGTCCGAGTACAAGTTAGGCTTTTCAGTAACAAAGATTGGGATCTTGCCAGTGTTAAGCGCGTACTTAATCATGGCTGCAACGACACGGCCTTTACCAATACCAGTCTGATCGCCAATGATGAAGCCCTTGCCAGTTTCAGCATTACGAATAGCCAAAACCAATGCGTCAATCTGTTCAGCAGAGAACTGCTCGCGCAGGGTTTCTGGGTCCATGTCAAGCTGTTCAGCAACAAACTCATCAATGTTTCCAACTTCAGATTCAACACGGGAAATTGAATCTTCAATAGCCTGTGCCATAGCTTTTGGAACCAATGTACCAATAGCGGTGGCCTGTGAGTGAGGCTTATAAGAAACCTGATTGGCTGTTTCTTCTTCCTGCTTGCCGCGCTCTGTTAATCCAGACTCGACACGCTTACCTGAGACAACGCTAACTCCACCCAGTTCGCTAGGCTTACGTCCTTCAGAGCCTGCCTTGCCGCCGGCTTCTCCTCGCTTACCTTCGCTGGAAACGGGTCTTCCTTCTGCACCACGTTTAGATTCGTCAGTAGGTCTAGGTTGTACTTCACCAGCGCGTCCCCCAGCTGGTTCGCGTTGTCCACCTCCGGTAGACTCAGATTCCGACACGCCTCGTTCGCCGCCTCCAGCGGGTCTTCTTCTTTCTCCGCTAGGTTGCTTACCCTCTCCGACAGCGCCTCGATCCACTCCTTCTGGCTCAGCTCGCCCTTCGGTACCAGCACTGACGTCAGTTCCGGCGGTGCCACGATCTCCTCGGGATACCATGCGATCATTTAGCTTCTCCTTCAATTGTTCGTAAGATGTGATCAACTGAGGCAGATCAGCTGCCGGTAAACCACGTTTAGATTTGCCTACGCCATCAATGACAATGACGTCTACAGGGTACGTTGTGCCCTGCTTTGCATACATATTGCCGCCAGCTGTAAAGTGGTCAACAACGTTGTATTGGTTATAGAGTCGGAAGTAGAACTCACGTTTAGCCTTACCGCGATAGCCCTCACGGCGGCCTTCCTCTGTGTTGGCCTGTACACCACCCAAGATCAAGACAGCACGGCCGTCATCTTTCATACCCTCAAGAGAGTGCATTGCAATAGCGTGATCAATGTCGCTGATGTTTCCAGCTTTGCCAAAAGGAGGGTTCTCAATCACGACATCAAAGTCAGCCCCCTTAACGTTAGAGTCAAGCGCGTTTTCATTACCAATCTCAGAGCCTTCTAGGATGCGTGAAAGCATCTCATAGCGGTCTTTGTTTAACTCATTGGCAATGATGTTGTCTTCAGTAGCACCAATCAACAGCATCCCGTTACCAGCTGTAGGCTCGTACACCACTGTGCTGTTATTGATGCCAGCCAGCTCAGAGGCTACATAAGCCAATGGTGCAGGGGTAGAGTAGGCTTGCTGGGCAATACTAGTAGAACTACGGCCACTTAGGTTTGGCTGGCGCTCATAGAGATCAACCAACTTGTCATAGATCTGTGCACTGGTAAGTTTGTCTTGACGGCCAGCATCTACAATGTTGCGCGCGGCCATGACTACACCAGCCTCAATGGCTTCATCTGCCATTTTGGATTCTTTAGTGCCCGGCTTGATGTCTTGCCCAGTCATATCGGCAATCATCTTGCGAGCTTCATTGATGTTGGCAAACTCGCCATCTTCCATGAAGAATTGTGCAAGGTTCTGAGCTACTTCAAATTGCTCAGATGGGTTATTAATATCAACCTCACCAACTTCTATTTCACCAGCAACTTCGTCAATCTCTGACAAAGACTCAATTGCAATAACTTCTTTCTTGGAGCTTGCGCCTTGGTCTTGGTATCTACCGGCCATACCAATGTATGCACCTTGGAGCTGATCCAAAGTGATCTCATCAGCAAAGTCATGACCCAACTGTGAACGGATCAGATCCATCACATAACGGGCGGCTTCCTTAAACTTGTAGTAACCTTTGCGGAATGACGCATCCATCAATGTGGTCAGAATAGGCATGAGCTTTTGCTCATCCTCTGGCATCATGTTCAGGCGTGTGCCCTTTGTAATCAGCATAGCCAAATCACCCAAGGCTTTTTCAATGTCTTGGTCAGCTTGCTCTATCTTGGCTTTGTCAATGTTCTGGGCTTCAATTGCCTTCTGTTTGTCAGCAATAGCTTTCTTACGCTCTTTTTCAGTGATGGCGTTGGCTTTGTCTACAGCGGCCTTAAGTACAGTAGCGTCCTCAGTGCCAGAAGCACGTTGCTCTTCAGTCAACTTCTGGTTAAGTTTGTACACCTCTTGCACAAACCTCTTACCCATACGGGTGAACTGCGGATTCTTTTCAGGCGTCCAAATGATGCCTTGACCTTTCATCCAGCCTTCAGCTCGGGGGTCAGTCTTGTTACCCTTCTTAAGCTTTTCAATTGTTTCCATCGCTGTTTTTAGCGAAGGCATTGGCGAGTAGATGCCAATCTTGTTTTTCTTCATGTGCTCCTGAATTTCACCCAGCAGCTCATTCCTTGCCTTGGTTCTTTCTTCGCTCTCAGCAGACTCTTTTGCTAGGCGTTCTTTATCAGCCGCTGATTCTTGCTCCCTGCGCTGTTTGCGCTGTTCAGGAGTCATGTTCTTTTCGGCTTCTTTCTTTGCTTTGGCTATCTGTTGAGGGCGGTCTGCCGTGCTTCTGCTAACAATGGCTTCAACAAAGTTGTCAAATTCTTTTGTTCCGGGCGTACCTTTGAACTGAATGCCCAGCTCAGAACGGAACCCAGTATCACTGGCTCCAGGGCCATACATACTGAACTGCCATTGGTTTTTGTTGTTGTTCCACTCATTAACATTGACTTCAATGTCACCATAGCCAAAGTTAAACTTATAGTCGTATGGGATTGGCTCTTTGCTGACAAGGTCAATGTTTTCAAAGCCACTATTGCCAGTCTTCCTGTCAGTTAATTTAACCCTATCGTTGTAAACAGTAGTGACAATGTCAGGCTCTGACTCGCCTTTTCTGTAAACCAAATCACCAATCTTGATGCCTTTGCTGTTTGCTTCTTCCTTAACAGGATGGAATCTATTGGGGTTAGCTATTTGTTCATCTACGTCAGCGTCAGGATTAGCCGCTTTAATCTGTTTGTAAATCTCAATAGCCTTCTTATCAAACTCATCAGGCGTAAAAGGTTTGCCCCGCAACATCTCTCCGGTCTTCGAGATGTTGACTCTAGTGGATGGGGCTGTTATCTCTGAATCAAACTTCAGTCTGTTTCTAGCTTCTTCAGTTAACTGCTTTACAGAAAAATCAAAGTCACCAAACTCAAGGTTATTCTCAACATCGTCATTGACCATCTTCTCCGCTTGCGCGTAAGTCATTAACTTCTGACCTCTGTTTTCCCTGCTCTGGTTCTCCAACTCCAAGAGATCCTGCACTTTAGGATTGACAGCTGGCGCGGCAGGGGCTGGCTTGGGAGCAATCTTAGGCTTATTGGCCGCAAGGAACTTATCAACGACTTCGTCTACCTGATCCATACTCATGGACTTACGAATCGGCATTGGCTCACCGCGCTGCATAGCCTCAAGGACATCCACACCCTGAGAGCTCTTGTATGCGTCTTCAGCTTGCTTGACAGTGTCCATCAAACGCTGACCCAGAGGTGTCGTGCTTCCACCCTTGATCAGACCGTTATCAGTCATCCAAGTGAGTGTTTCTTTTGGCAGTTTGCCTGCGTTACCTTGATAACCATCAATGATGGCGTTGTAAATCACAGGCGTACTTGGGCGCTCTTTGGCTGTAGGCTCTGGCAAAACCTCTTGAACTAGCTTGGTAGATGGCGGTTGCTGACGGCTATCTAACTCAGCCTTTACAAGCTCATATTCCTTGTCTCGCAAGTTGATGTTGTTAATCTGAGCTTTTAACTGCTCATCTGTCATTGCTGTAACTTGCGCTTGATCAAGCTCAGCCACGGGTGTTTCAGTAGGAACTAAGGGTTTACCCACACTAACAGTGTTAGTGTCAGATTCTGTTGCTCCAAGTGCTTCTCTGAGCATGGCCTCCATATCTTGGGATGGCGCTTCTTCGTCCTCCACAATCGCGGCGGGAGGAGCTGGCGGTGCTGGGGGAGGGGCTTCTGGCATTAGCCCAGCAATACCACCTTCTGGAGCAACTGGGGCAACAGGAGGAGCTGCGGGTTCTGTTGCGGCAGGGGGGGGTTCTTGTGAATATACAGTCTTAAGAAGCTCATCAAGCTCAGACATCCTGCCTTGAAGTGCTTGGATCTCTGTATCTCGCTTTTCTTTTGCCCTGATGGCTTGATCAGCACCATAGACACGGGCTCCCGTAGTAGCGGCACCACCAATAGAACCGGCTATGGCTTCAGCTGCGGCGGCATTGAGGATCTTCTTGGCATTCTCTTTTGTAAAGAACTCGTCAATCTCACGTTCAGCCAAAGCACCACCAAGCTGGGTAGCTTCTTGAGCTCCACCAGTAATAAACTCTTGACCCATTGCTTTGGGAATTTCTTTAACGCCGGCCTTGAGTGCTTCCTTGCGAGTCTCACCCTTAACAACTTCACCCAATCCACGTTTAGCCAAAGTAGCCGCTGGGCCTAGGACTGCATCCAAAGCACCGCTGACAACACCAACGGCCAGTGATGTGTCACCAGTCTTCTTAATGTAGTCAATGACTTCTGCGGCCTTTTGTTCTGGAGGCAGATCTTTAATCCGCTTTTCAAGGAACTGTAGTCGGTTGCTTATAGCTTCTCCGGTGCCCATACCAAGACCAAGCGCGGCAACGCCAGCACCACCAGTCGTAACGGCGGCAATCATGAGAGGAGCTAACTGAACAGCACCAGAGCCTATGTTGTAGGCCGCCCAGTTAGCAAAGTCTTTAGCGCCTTCAATATCTGTTAAGTCTGTTGTACGGCCTTTGTACTTTAGGGCATCTTTTTGATATTGATCAATCGTAGCCAGAGAAGCTTTAACAAAGTCTGTACGGCGGCCGATCTCACCAACATTACGCTCACGCAACTTCTCGCGTGTAGCTGGATCAGACATAAGGTATGAACGAGCCTGACCACTTGTTTCATCAAGGCCACGCAATTGATCGGTACTTGTGATCTGGCCAGTTTCAATCTTGTTAAATAGATCTTGGCGCTGTTGAACGGTGCTCATGGCACCAATGTCTTTCATCAGGCCAGCGCTCTCCCACATGGACTTAAGACCAATAACGCCAGCGCCAGCGCCTTTGCCTAACTCTTCTCCGGGAGCTAACTCTGATGGCGGTTTTGGAGCTGTTGATGGGCGTGGAACTATAGACGCAATACCACGCTCAGCTGGGGCGCTCATCACTTGCTCTTCAGGGGAGAGCGTAGGCTCTGGAAGAGGAACGTTCTTTACAATTTGCCACTGATTACCAACTAGATATGCCGTATCCCCTCTGTCGTTCTTAGCAGTTTGCTCTGGAGCGGTCCATTTGTTATTAACAAGGAACAACACCTCCCCAGTTTGAGGATTGACGGCACGTTGCATAATGAAATCCTAAATTATTTAACGGGAACAAAGCCAGGAGGTAAGGCGGGGAAATTACCCGGGGCCGGTTTACCAGACAGTTTATCTAAAAATGACCGTGTATCTTCAGGTGGCGCTGTAGATTTTAATCTTTCACGCTTTGTAGGAGCTTTGAGTTTTAAATCTGCAAATGCCGCATCTCTCATCGAGTCTAAAACGTCTTGGATTGCCTCAAACTCGGGATCGCCCGGACTGAAGTTATCACGTTTCTTTAACATGGCTCTGTAATCTGGGTCTGCATTTAAACGAGACATGACAGAAAGTATGTTCTTATCTTCAACTGTAGGCCTGTTCTCACGCTCATACTTGGCACGTTCAGCGGCAATATTTTGCTGTGCCAGTTGATACTCCTCAACCTTTTTGTTGTGACGCACTTGCTCATCACGTTGCTGTTGAGTCATATAGTTACTAATAGTGTCTTTAGCGGCTGTGCCTTTGATCTCTTCAATCTTAGCCTCACGGGCAGCAATCTGCTCTTTAAACTTCATGGCTTTATCAATGTCACCTTCAGCAAACGCACGTTGCATCTGCTCAATGTCTGACTGGAGCTTCATAGTCTCAATGGTTTGAGCGCGTTCAAGGGCTTGCTGTTTAGAGGCTCTTTGCTCAGCCGCCTCAGTAGATGCGTTATATGCCTTACCAAAGCCACCAAAAGCCGCGCCAATGCCGCCAAAGCCCTTCTGGCCACGGGTAGCTTCACCAGCGGCAATCAAAGCGTTAGACAAAGCGGCAAGACCTTGCCGGCCTTCTCCCTCTTGGAATCTATCACGCTGAGACTTATTCTGTGACTCAAGCTCTGTAGCCAGTTTACCCAAAGCCTCACCGGGTAACTTGTTAAGAATACCGGCAAGCTCTGGCCTCTTAGCAAGTACCTCTGCTCTAACCACATCTCTATCAACAGGCTGTGGCAGATCAACTTGACCAAGCAAACGTTTCTTTAGAATTTCATTAGCTAAATCCATTTGAGTCTTACCACCACCTTCATTAGAAGAATAAGTGCCTGACTCTTCAGAGCTATATGGTGTACCTGGAGGCAAGACCAACTGGTTATTGTCTTCATCAGCAAATGCAACAATGCCGCCGGGTGCGTAGTTAAACATATCAGAATTAACAGGCAAAGTAGCCAGTCCACCATCAGCCATGCCGGGAGCGCCAGCAGGGATACTACCGGGCTGAGACATCTGCTGGGGAGGCGTCTTTTGAGCCAAAGGAGGGTTCTGCATCTTAGGCATCTGAGGAGCCATTTGAGGCTGTACGGCCGGCATGGGTTCAGGCATACCTTCTGGGTTCATCCTCATGTTCATGCCCTGACCAACGCCCGGTAAAGCTAATTGCTGAGCCAGCTCGCCCTCTAGCTTCTCTTTAACAGAAGAGTTAGGAGCTTGCGCGGCTCGTTGCTCCATGTTCTTTCGTCTGTTCATTTCACCCAAAGCCATGTACGGCGGCACCTGTGGGTTTTGCCCATTGGCATACGCCATGATTGCCTGTGTAGGCAAATCCTTTAGATGTTCTTGAATTTGGATGAGGTTCATTTTATTTACTCTTAAACAGGTTCTTTTGGTCCTAAATCAAGACCAAGCGCTTTTAATAACTCACCAACGTCTTTATATCCCAACGCAGAGGCGGCCGCTGCACCACCACCCAATGAAGAAAGCAAAGCACCTACACCAGTAACGTTTGCCGGTGTATTTGTGACCGATCCAGTTGGCAGTCCAGAGATCATGTCGCGCATGAACTGAACTTGTTGATATGGAAGCTGACGTTCTGCTTCAAACTCAGCTCTATCCGCTGCAATACCTTCAGCAGTAATTCCGCGCTGTGTAGCTCCTGCGGCCAGCTGAGCACTGAGATTATCAAGGGCGGTTCTATTTTGAGTAGCTCCCAAGTTACCTTGAAGCTGTGCACCCCGAAGAGCTGTGTCCAAACCAGCCAGACCTTGTTGAGCGCCAAACTGTCTAGACTGCTCAGAAGCCGCCTGCGCCGCTTGGCCATACTGAGCCGCTTGCTGTGCCGCTGTCATGCCCTGCTGAGCACCGAACTGGCGTGAAGCTTCAGCCTGACGTGCCGCTTCCATGGCCGCATTGATGTTGCCCTGACCAGCAGTAAGACCAGCAGATTGGTTAGCCAAAGCCGCCTGTAAACCCTGCGCACCAGCTGTCGTAGCCGCTTGTAATCCAAGGTTTGCACCAAACTGACGGGAAGCCTCAGTAGCTTGCTGGCCTGCAAGACCATACTGAGCCGCAGACTGAGCACCAGTCATGGCTTGTTGTTGATTGAACTGACGAGCCGCTTCTTGAGCTTGCTGGGCAGACATACCATATCTAGCCATCATGTCAGCCGCAGTCATAGACTGGCCAGCACCAAACTGTTTAGACTGCTCAGAAGCTTGTTGAGCTTGCATATTACGAGCTTGGTCTTGGTTGTACTGACTCATAGCGTTTTGGAACGCTGTGTCGTAACCCTTACCAGTGATATTGGCTAGGTTAGATGCAAGGTTACGTTGGTTCTCGGCGGCAAGAATAGCACTACGGCCACCACCATAAGCACCAGCACGGGTCATTGCCGCTTTATTTTGTTGCTCGGTAATCTGTGCTTGACGGCGAGCTTCTTCCAGTTGAGGGTTTAGCGAAGCTTGCAAGTACGGGTTCATGTACTGCTGAGCTTGCTCTCCGCCAAACGTGCCAGACGTAAACGCTGTGTTCTGATACTGACCTGGAGCTTGGAATTGGTTTTGAAACTTAGTAGCTTCAGACTGTTCTGGTGCTTTGAACTGATTATCAAATGTGGCACCCTGATAAGCGCTTGGAGCATTGAACTGCGAAGATACAGTATTGGCAGTTAGTTGGTTATATTGAGGCCCGCTAGAAGGTGTGTATGCACCGGGCGCATTAAACTGGCTTGTAAACTGGGTTGGTGTGTACCCCATGTTTTGAGCTTTGGTCGCAATGTCACCAGCCGTGGTGGCCGCTTGACCAATACTTCCGGGAACAGTCAATGATCCAAGACCTTGAAATGCCTTATTTTGTAAATCAGAAGGACCAGCTGTAAGTGCATCTGGAAATTTCTCATAACCTTTTTCAGCTAAAGCTTGAGCCTTGCCAAGATAATTGGTAATGTAATCACCAGCCCAAGGAGCTAGGCCCTGGGTGTTTGTCGATCCTGTTGGTAAAACTGCTCCGGCCATAATAGCTCCTTATGCGGGTAAATTTTTGTGCGCTTTTGTATCAGCCGCAACGTTCTTTGTTTTGCGGCGCTTGTTCTGGACACGGTCCATCATGGCGTAAAGCTTCTTAGCGCCTGCATTTGTAGAGCCGTTACCTAGTTCAGAAACGATTCTTGCTGGTACAACAAACTCACCTTCTGCTAATCGAGCTGGTTGTTTACCACCGATTGTCGCAGGAATTGAATCAGATACGCCATCACCGGGACCACGAAGTAAGCGGCCTCCATCGGAATATCCACCAAGGCTAGACATACCGCCGCCGGCCAAACCCATCAGACCGCCTTCTGCCGCTTTGGCTGTATAAGTTGTTGGTGAGAAGTAGTTTTGTCCACCAGCTCCGGGACGCGAAGGCCGAGAATATGGAAGCTGTGTACGGTTGGCTTGCAAAGCTGGGATAACAGATCCCGAACCAGATGAGCCTTTACCTCTGTCATTCATCATGGCCATCATTGCCATCAAAGCCATAATCATGTTGGCTTTGTTGCCGCCTGAACCTTCTGTTTTTGTTGTTTTCTTAGCCGTAGATGTTGCAGGCCTAGAGCCGCCGGGTCTTGATCCCGTGCCTCCAGTAGCCGCAACATAACCAGAAGATTTGGTGTTTAGGGTGCCATTCTTAATTAACGCCGCAGTTTGAGCTGGTGTTAAGTACGAACTCTGGCCAGTCGTTGGGTCAAGGATTGTAGATGTACCATCATCATTGACCATAACTTTGTTAGTGCCAACAGTCTGCCATTGACTGCCAAAACCGCCAGCTGGTTGATAGTTCTTGTTGAACTCATCAATCATCGTCTGTGAAATGCCAAGATCTTGGACGCCGTATTGAGGAAGAGCGGCAGTTGGATCGTATTCGTCAGCCCTTTCCCTCTCGGCAGCCTTGGCATCATCTAAATTAAAACCCTTTTCAAGTTGAGAAGTATTTAAATTTGATTCATAACGACCGCTTCCCATAAGGTTATCACCGGACGCAAACGCATCTGCATATTGGTTAGGATCAAAGTTGTAGCTATCACCTAATAAATCTGAAAGTTCACCAGATGCAAAGGCATCTTTATAGTCATCTGGATTGAATTGATAGTTATCAGTAGGAGTATTTGCTGCAAGTAAGTTTGATAAGTCTATGTTAGATAAATCGACAGCGCCTGGTCCAGCGTCAAGACTGCCCATTAAACTACTCAAATCAATATCATCCATGGTTGTTTCCCTTCCAGTGGCGGTCTCATCCGCATTCTTGGTTCCAAGTGTATCTGTGACAGCTTGGTTTATCAAGTTATCAACAGGCGGATTTTCAATGTATGGCTGTAATGAACGCAACAACTGATCAATATTTGCGGGCTCTTGCTGAACAGTAGTTGGCTCTGGCTCATAACCTATCTGCTTCAAGATCTCATCGTTGCTTGGCCCTGTGCTTGGGCGATCAGGCGTACTAGGTACGATACCGGCCATCAAGTCTTCGTAAGTCTTTGGTTGCTCATCTGGAATTGATGGAGCATTGCGCGCTTGAGCAACAGAGTTACTAACCTCAGATGATGCTTTACTTACAATTGCATTCTGTATAGCTTGCTCAATAGGCGTACCAGTAGCAACAGCCGCAATCAAATTTGATGTTAGGCTTCTATCCACTGGCGAGAGATTATCTAATCCCGGCACCTCACCCATAACACTGTTAACGCCAGAACTAAGTACATTACCCAGCAAAGCTTGCTCAAGGTCAGCCTTACCCCCACTACCCACAAACTGCCGAGCGGTTCGTGCAGCAATGTCTGTCCCTGTTTTCCCCAACAAATCTGTGATACCACTAGACCCAGAGATCAAGTTACCAGCTTGTCCACCAAGATAAGATAGGGCTGTACCCTTGAGAATGTCCTTAATATCACCGCCGGCCAATAACTGGATGCCGGCATTAGCGGCTAACTGAGCTGGCAAAGACAATCCACCAGTAGCGGCCGCAATGGCAATCTGACCCAATGGACCAAAATCTTTCATCATGTTCGCTAGGTCATTAGATGACGCACCTTGCGTGTAAAAGATAGGATTACCTTGAGAATCAAACTTTACACCATAGCCAGTATTACCTTTACCCGCAAAGGTTCCACCAAAGAAGTCACCTTTTTGACGCTCGCTGTATGTAATAGGAACGGCTTGACCTGTGGCTTTGTTACCAAAAGTTTCGCCGGTCTTAACCATCGTCACACCATCTTTTAAGACCAAATTGGACTTATCAGCGGGTACAAAATAACTGCCTTCGTCTGGGTTAGATGTTATCGGCTGGTAAGAACCATAAAGAGTTTGCAAGTCTTTAGGGTCTACACTTTGTCTGGAGTTAATTGGGTTGCCTTCATAATCAAACCCAGTAGTAGTAACAATAAAATAGTTACCATCCTCATCTTGTTGAGCGGCTTGACCGTTGTAACCTTTTTGCGCTACGGCCTCTTCAAGAATAGGAACTTTACCAAACTGCTTAATATCGGTAATACCAATGCCAGCCATAATCTTGGCCATGTCAGCGGCGTTAGCGTCAGCAGAGCCGTGACCTGAACCAGTCCATTTACCGGTTAAACCTTGACCTAAGATTTGATTTTTGAGTGAATCAACTGTTTTGGGGTCTGGTCCTACTGGCTGAGCAGGCTGAGCTGGTTGCGTTTGTTGCGTTTGCTGGGCTTGTTCCAAAGAAGGCAAACCAAACACGCCCGTATTCTGATCAGTCTGGGGTAATGGCGGTGCTGGTCTATCGTTAGTAACCTTAGCATAGTTAAACGGCTCTTCAACATCTTCAATGATGTCAGATTTTGTATTACGGGGTGCGAATGGAAGCGGCTCAGTAACATCCTGCACAAATCTTTCAAGCGGCTCTTCAACATCTTCAATGATACCGCTTGAACTATTAAAGGGATCAAACACTGGAGCGGGTTCAACCATTGGCTGAGCAGCGGGTAGTGTTGGCGTAAAGTAATTCCCAAACTGCTGAGCGTAGTAATCAACTTCAGGCGCTATTGGTTGATATATTGGTCCAGGAACTGGTTGCTGAATAGGTAAAGATGCAATCCCAGAAGGGATGTAGCTATTGCCGTACCCATTTTCAGACTGCTGAGCAAAGTAATCAACTTGAGGTCTGGGCGCAGGCCATTCGGGGTATTCTGGTGTCCAAGACATATTATCCGACCTTCCAATTCGTTCCGTCAGAGTATACGGGCACAGCCACCGCTCCGCCAGTCGCTACAGTAGCTCCAAACACGGGGGCCAGAGCATCAGTTACAAACGCCCGAGCACCCTTACCCGATGTAGCCGCACTGGGTAACGTAGCCACTGTGTAGTTAGTCAAAGGCGGTTGGAAAGCGCCCGAGTCAAGCTGATTAAGTATGCTCTCTAAACGGTTAAAGTACAGACGCAAAATGTTATTGAGTTGGTTCTGGTACTGCTCGTTATATACCGGCGTAGCAAACGGCAGGGCAGGGGGTTGCACCCGCTGAAGCTCAAACTCTGATGTGATGATGACACTCATGAGTTACCTCTACGGCCATCTTGGCGAATGTCAATACGGGGGCTGCCTAACTGCCATGCACATCCCAGCTGGTTAGACTCCACCTTCATAATCATCTGACGGCCCCGCACCCTGACATATACCTGACCTGTGAACTCTTCAATCGGCACAGTAGCTGTACGAACTACAGTAGCGTTTGAGTTACCACCTAAAGAGATAGGATCGTTATAACCAGAACCAGAGTTCTGCATCGGGATCAACGTCATCGTGACCTGGGGAGAGGCCGCAGTGGATCCCCTGAATGTAATGTCGGGCACGATACGCCAAACAAACCCAAAGTGATCGCCGTCATCAATGTCAAACTCGGTAGTCTCAATCACTGCGTTAATCGGCAGAGTAGTCGCAGTCTCGTTGTCATCGGTGCCCTGCTCATGAAAAACAATGTTGTAGCTGTAAGTGGCCGCCATGGGGTGCTGGCGCAAAGCAGAGTCAAGCCACGCTGTACGGGCCATTGTTCCATACGCCCACACATCTTCAGCGTAGTTATAGGTAACGTACCTATCAATCGTAAACGAGTTGGCCGAGCAGTAAAAGAACCAGACTTCGTTAAAACCTTCGTTGGTAGATGCAAAGATCTGTGCGGCTTGCTCCAAGTTAATGTCTTGGAAGATAAACTGCCTTAAGTCACAACGCAACGTCTGTGTACGGCCATCGTATTTGTAGAACTTATCAATACCCATCCAATAAGTCACACCAGACGCAATGGCACAAGCATTTGGACCAGCAATAGACAAGTTATCAGCCAATAACTGAGCGCCCCATACAGCTGGTGGGCCTTGGTACTGCATAGAATACAAAGCAGAATCTGTCCAAACCAATATCTCTTGGCGGGACTGTAAGGCCGTTACGATCTTAGATCCGCTAGACAGCTGTAAGCTACTGGCCTGATTGGTTGCAGATGGAAACCACTCAAGGTAATCCTCTTGATCAGACCAGCGAATGAGCATTGGGTTTTGTTGAGCCGAGCCGTAATCATTTGCACCAAACGCAAAAACAAACCGAGATGAGTCAGAGATCAGAATTAAGTTCTGGACTGTAGGAACAGAGTTAGCTCCAGGCAAACTAGAGATCAAAACACCCCGTGTTGTCAGTGATGTACTGGCCTGCCAGATGTATATCTGGCCACCATTAGGCGCAAAGATTAAATCATCACCAAAGTTAGCTTGACTCCAGATACGCATCTGGTTGGTTGATGCCGCACCAATACCCCATGTACCAGCACCCCAAGCACCAGCACCCCAACCCACTAAAGGAATGGCAAATGGCGTACCAACGTTAATCTGGTATGCCGCTACAACAGCCGCTCCACCGCCCGTAGTTGTTGCGTTGGCCGCAGATGCCGCTGTAATTTCATATGTCGTTGTAGATGCACCGATAGTAGAGAGTTGGTATTCCCCATTCAAGGTTAGTCCGGCAACAGCTGTTGCGCCGCTAAAGGTTACAAAGTCACCATTGATATAACCACCCGTAGCATCGGTCACAGTAACAGTGGTAGAGCCAGATACTGTTGCAAATGGGTTGTTAACAAGGGTTGCTGGGGCTTTGCGTAAGGGGGTGATGTCGTTATACGCGCCACCAGACTCGATGTAATACTTTAAATTAGTGCCTACGCTCAGTAAGTTCTGGCCCCCAAGAGTTATCCAGTTCCACAAAGACCGGCAGATTCCTTGGAATATTGTAGAAGAAATGCGTTGCCACCCTCCAATTTTCTCTGGCGTACCTTGACGAAACCTTATCTTATCGGAAACATAGTAGCCGTTCTCGTTTGTGTATCGAGTGTTTTCTCTGTTTACACCGGCTTTCTGTTGAAGTTTCTTAAGCATGGGCAGTCCTAGGATAGAAACACGGCCCGCTCGTCAATACGGCGATTCTGTAGCCCTTTGAGAATTTTACCCCCCGCCATGCAATATTTCAACAACTCTTCTGCTGCACCGGCCATATCACCACGCAGTACCTTTTGACGCAGAGTAGAGCGCTGAAGAGTGCCCAGTCCTACATTGAAAGCAAAAGATACCAGTGCGTCAAACTGTCCTTGAGTAAGAGGCACAGGACAATAAGTAGCCACGCCTTTCTCAAACCGAGCAAGGTCTGCCCTAAGTATTGCATCGACTTCCTCCATTGAGTGTTTACGCATAGCCTCTGGCGGGGGCACAAAGGCATCCCGTTGGTCTATCTTGAGCTTGCCCTGCTCTGGGAACATTACGTGCCCCACGCCCACAGTCCAGAGCTTGGCTGGGCATTTATAGGGATTCTGCCTCACGCCCTCGTGATGACGAATCATGTGCAGGCACTTGGCTGATATTTTCATTTGCCAAACGCCCGGCCACCAAAGTGGAAAGCAATGATGGAAGCAAACAACGCTTGGGTTTCAGGATCCCACAGCATCTCGGCTAACTCGGAGAACGGCACACCACGGCTCCAGCCATAGGCAAACAAGCCTACATCTACAAACACTAACAGGAAGAAGAAGCCGTATGTAATGACTGGGCGAACAGAGGCGCGAAGGTTCTTCATCCACTCGCTAGTACCCTCGTTTAAACTCATATCGTGGGCGTAGATGGCCTGCATCTCAGCCTGTTGAGCGCCAATCAAAATCTGCTTGGTGTTAGCCGCGCTCTCTGTTTCAAGCTGTTCTGACTTGATATGCTCAATACGCTCTTGTGCTTCAAAGCCTGCTTTGCGTAGTTCCAACTCACGCTGTATCTGCATCTGGGCAAGGTTTAGCTCGTGCTTCTTATCCGCACGGTCTTGGAAAAATTCCAAAAGTTTGGGCAAGCCGCCCATTAGAAAAGAGATTAGTGTTGAGAGTAGTGTCAGCATTTAAAGTCCAATCATTTCAAGAAGTTTATTTACGATTTTTTCTGCAAGCTCATCAGGCAGATACTGGAGCAGGCCAAGCACCCACCACGCCACACACAGCCTGACAAAGACTTTAAGGAAGAGGTCAAACTGTTTCTGGTACTCATTCACCGACCACACCCTGTCTTGGCGCACAGTTCAGCCATCTCGTTAAGCCCCCAGCCAACAGCACCTAAGAGCATCACGATCACGACAATCCCAACTGCCCACTCCATCTGTTCCCGCTCGGCTTCCTTGCGCTTCTTCTCTTCAGCCTTTAGCTCTGCCATTTCTCTGGCATCATCTCTGTCCATCTCAGCCTGCCGAGCCTTGGTCGCATTCCATACGTCTATGCGACCCGCCTGCATGAACAGCATCTTTAACTGTTCTTCAAATCGCTTGGCCTCATCCAAGGCCATCTCAATCTGTAGCGCCGCGCCAAGGTTTGATTTACCACCTGTACGCTTTGCCTGAAGCATCGCCTTAGTAGCGGTGCTCTTTGCATCAAAGAGCTTAGCGATGGATGGCGCTAATCCAGCCAGATCACTTGCGACCTTGCTTGCCTTTTTGACTACGCTGATTGCAGTCTGTAGTCCTTCTAACGCTGTTATAGGGTCTATTGGAATCATAGGTACAACTCAAAACAAATTCCAGTAACCAAACAGCGGGGGCCGAAGCCCCCAAACAAGGTTACTTAGGTTCTACATCAGACACAGCGGGCTGTGCTAACGCTTGCTTCAGTAACTCAAAGAAGGCGTTGCGGCCCACGGTGAGTTGATCTACGTTAAATCTTGCTGAGTCAAGTTTGCGATCTAAATCTGCGACATGGTTCAGTAGCACTTGCTGCTGGGGTGTCAGGTCTTCAAACTGGTGCTCAACGCCGTCGATTGTCACAGGGGTCTTTTCATTTTTTCCCATGATGTTTCCTAAAATGTGCCACCAAGGTCGGGTGGTGGCTTCCCGTTATGCTGATGCGGCTTGCAGGGGTGCAAGATTTTCTGTTGTCCAGAAGTCTTTAGCCAACATGATCTTGAGGTGCTCACGGTTTCTTTCAACAGTGTCAGCCCAGTCTTCGTCAGACATACGCTCTGGCTTTCCTGCGTTAATCAGGTTTACTGAGTCCATTGCGGCATTAAAGTGCCTCTGAATTTCCTCTGGTGTTGGTGTTTCAATAGTCATGATTTTCCTTTAAAGGTTAGCGGCATCCAAACGTGCCTTGAGAGAGAGAATGATTGCTTGTTGTTCTTGCATTGCCTTGATGAGCATTGGAACAAACACGCTGTACTTCACCGACTTGGTTGTTGTGCCAGTTGGAACATTCTCAACGTGTTCTTTTCCGTCTTCATCAGTTGTCGTGACTTTTTCGGTGTCGATTGTTTCTTCAACCATTCCGGGGAAGATAGCTTCCAACTCTTGAGCAATAACACCAAGTTGTTTGTGTTGCTCGTATTCGCCTTTGAGGTTGTAACTACGCACCCTGACTTGCATCAAACCAGCAAGTTTTGGTGTTGCATCCGCAATGTTTTCTTTCAGCTTGATGTCTGAAATAGAGCCATAACTGTTGTTGGTATTTACGATGTTACCGTTGTTATAAATAATAATGTTTGTTGTACCACCGCCCGAAGCTAAACCACGAAAGAACCCAGCAGAAGTTCCAGCGGCACGGCTTGTTTGTGCGTTAATCAAATAGTCTGTATAAGAGCCGCTTAAATTCGAAACCGTAAGCGTACCAATATTATCTCGTTGGTCTGTTATGGTCACGTTAGAATTCTGTGTGCCATTACCAAAATTCCACTGTGTACTTGATGATAAGTAATACAGGGTAGGCGTTCCACTTCCAGTAGACAATACAATGTTGCCACTTGACGTGCGAATGTCTACGCCACCTTGGTTGCCTGTGTAGCCGCCAAGGATAACGTTGTTAGAGCCAGTAGTCATTGCTGAACCACAAGGGTTGTAAGACCTTCCGTCAGTTCCACCAATAAACGTATTACCAGAACCTGTGGTTAACGTATTACCAGTGCTGTTACCTACTAAAAGATTTCCCCATCCTGTAGTTACGGCTGTGCCTGCGCTTCTACCAAAATAAGAATTTTGTTGACCTGAAGTGTTTGCTTGTCCAGCGTTAGCGCCAAAAGCGGTCAATTCTGATGAAGTAGTGTTGGAACGAAGAGCCTCGCTACCAAAGGCAGTATTAGCGGATCCAGTGGTAGTGTTTTCCATTACATACGAACCAAAACCGTTATTGGCTGTTCCTGTTGTATGTAATCTTAATGCGTTAAATCCAAACGCATTATTTACCGTTCCACTTGTATTGGAATTAAGCGCTCGATAACCAACAGCAGTTGTGTATAAAGCGCCAGTGGTTTGAGAAAATGCGGCTTGATAACCAACGGCTGTGCTGGCATCTGCTGTGGTGTTGCTATAAAGCGCCTGATAACCCACAGCAGTGTTGTTTGATGCTGTGGTGTTGGAACCTAATGCTTGTGTTCCAATTGCAATATTGTAGCCACCCGTTGTATTAAATCGCAATGAACTGCTACCTGCGCCTATGTTATGTGATCCAGTAGTATTTGCATAACCAGCAGATAAACCAACAAATACTAAAGCACCACCTGTAGTACTACTAAATCCGGCTTGGTTTCCAATAGCAACAATTTCTGTCCCTGTGGTGTTGCTGTATGCCGCTTGGTAACCTACAGCAGTGTTGGATGATGCTGTGGTGTTGTTACGCAATGAATCAAGACCAACGGCTACGTTGTTTGAGCCAGACGTATTTAAGAACATTGCAGTAGCGCCAACAGCCACGTTAGCGCCACCAGCACCAGAAGAATACAAAGCCGCCGCACCAAGTGCAGTGTTGTAGCTACCTGTGTTTTGGTATCCAGCATTACGTCCAAAGTAGGAAACGTCTGTACCTGTTACGTTTGAATAACCAGCTTGGTAGCCCACGGCAGTGTTGTTGCTTGCAGATGTATTGGCTTGTAGGGCTTCTTTGCCCATAGCCGTATTGTTATTCCCTGTTGTGTTTGAATCAAGGGCATTTTGTCCAACTGCGGTATTTTCGGCTCCTGTCGTATTAGCGGTCATAGCCAATTGACCAACAGCGGTATTGTATGTACCCGTTGTGTTAGCTCTTAATGTTTGATATCCAACAGCAGTTATACCAAATCCAGTTGTGTTTGAATAACCAGCTTGATATCCAAAAACTTGAATGTCGCCAGTAGTGTTGCTATACCCCGCTTGGTAACCTACAGCAGTATTGTTAGATGCTGTGGTATTTGCGGTTAATGCTTGAGAACCGATTGCCGTATTATTTGAACCAGTTGTGTTGGAGTTTAGCGCATTGGCCCCACCAACAGCTACGTTGGCTTGTCCTGTGGTATTCGCTTGAAGTGCGCCAACTCCATACGCACCATTTGTTGAGCCTGAAGTAGTTGATCTTAGAGCGTTCGCACCAACAGCGGTGTTCCCATCAGCAACGGAATTAAGACCCGCCTGATAGCCAACAAACACACCATTGGTATTTGTAACATTGCTAGTTCCAGCTTGGTAGCCAACAGCAGTATTATTAGAAGCGGTAGTGTTAGCCTGCAAAGCGCCAGTACCAACAGCAGTGTTATTACCACCAGTTGTGTTTGATTGCAAAGCGGCTTGAATTGACCCGTCATTGCCGCCAACACCTGTATTACCTGCTCCCGTTGTATTAGATGTTAAAGCAAATGCACCAAGCGCTGTCAACCCACTTCCTGATGTATTAGCTACTCCAGCCAAATACCCAATAGCAGTATTTCTTCCTGTGCCTGAATTAGCGCCAGACAAGGCATTAGTACCAAGCGCTGTATTGGTAGCAATTGCATTTGTACCACGGCCTACTGTAAGACCATAAACAGTCAGGTCAGTACCAGAGTACAACAGGTTTGCAGAGTCTTGAAGAAGGCCAGATGCTCCTGCGTAAGTTACGCGGCCTGAAGTCAATGAACTCAAAGTTAAACTTGCGCCACCAACAGTACCAGTCAATGTAGGCGAAGCAGACAAGACGTTGTTGCCTGTACCTGTATTCGTTACGCTCACTACGTTTTTGCTTGCATCCAGTGCCAATGCTGTAGAAGCAGTCAGGCCAGATAAAGTGGTTGTGCCTGTAACAGTAACGTTGGTGAACGAAGCCGTGCCGCCCGTATTACTCACCTTCACAAAGTCAGAGCCGTTCCATGCACAAACAGCAGACTCACCAGCAACAATCGTCACGCCAGTCGTTGGGCCAGCACCTACCAACTTAACAGAAAAACCGCCTGTGGTGGCGTTGATAACTGTATAAATCTTTGACTGGGCTGGCGCTGTAACCGTACGCAGAGCTGTACGCGCACCTGAGAACAAGAGGATGGCTTCACGGGCTGTGTTTGCTGCGCCTGTGGTTGTGGTCAGTGTTACATCTGCATCAGTGCTTACATTAGTCGTACCGGCAACCGCAGAATCGAGCAAAGATGTAATGGAGTTGTTTACAGTGTCGCCCCATGTGCCGCTCAATTCGCCCGTGACTGGCAGTGCCAGACCTAAGAGTGATGTATATGCTGTAGTCATTCAATGCTCCTAATTTGTGTCGATTTGAGTCCACCCAGCACTTTGAGTGTCGTCAATCTGCGTCCAGCCCGAAGACTGCACATTGTTGATATTTTGCCAGTTTGCGGTCTGCGTGTCATCAATAATTTCCCACAAAGGTCGTCCAACTATCAAATCCGATATCGTTGCCAGCTCCACAACCGAAGCCCTAAACAAAGCCAACGCCTGCGCTACATCAGTTCCTGTTGCAGTCTCATTGACTGACACCCCGTATGTCGGGATAGAACTAATCTCATCACTTCCACTGGCCGCTTCACTGACCGATGCATTAACAGCAAAATTGCTCGATACCGCATCCGATCCCGTCACGCTCTCAACAATAAACGCTAAGAATGTGAAAGCTGAACTTGTCTCATCTGTACCCGTTGCACTCTCAAGAATCTGACCTAAGAAGTTGGCAAACGCCTCATCGCTATCTGATACTGTCGCGCTTTCGCTTACTGTCACCCCGTATGTCGGGATAGCATCTATCGCGTCACTTCCTGTACTAGATTCACTCAAGCTTGCTACAAAAGTAGCAGAAGCGCTTATTGCGTCTGATCCTGTACTTGTCTCTGATACCGCCGCATTAACTTGCACCAAACTTGATATAGCATCAGAACCAGTGGCAGTCTCATCAACCGCAGAAACTACACTAACAACTGAAGAGTCGGCATCTGTCCCTGTCGCAGTTTCAGCAACACTCCGGTCATAGACTGAATCACCCCAGCCAGCCTGACCCCATGTGCCAGAACCCCAGCCGCCTTCAGCCATTTAGACCTCAAGCAGCGAGGCTGAATGTGTACGTTACAGAAATAATGTCGCCAGACACAACCGAACGATCACCGGGCGCACTAAAGTCAGCCGCTGAGAACAATGTGCCAGTCGTGCCATTCTTAGCGCTACCGCTTGTCAGGAACGCACCACCCACAGTAGAAGTCGCATTGATGTTAAACGTAGCTGGAGAAGCCGCATTAGTCACCACAGAAGGATTCGCAGTCGTTGCTGTTACAAATGTAGCTTGTACACGGGTTGCGTTGCTGTAAGGGATTACCTCAGTCCAGCCAGCGTGGGAAGCCATCGTATCGCCAGCCGCAGGGGTGTTAGACGCACCAGCACCATACAGGCCAATGTACCAAGTGGTAATCTGGGTTACTGACGTAAGAGCAGTACCGGCCATGTAAGCCAGACCAGCGTTAACCACCAAGTTCTTGGAGTCAGCAGACCACTTCAAGTTACCATCTTTATCGTGGCACTCAATGTGGTAAACACCTGTAGCTTTAGCTTCTTCGCCCGATTTAGTACCGGCAATAAAACCGCTAGAAATGTGATCGGTTACTTTGAGTTTTTCTGTGGTCATATTGACTCCTTAATTAGAAGAACGAATTAATGCCGTTGAAGCCGTATTGGCCGGCATTGTGATTGTGAAAGTTGTGGTCGATGTTTTGTCAGATCCAAAGTCCAACACGGCAATAGCCTTGTTACCCTGAGTTACGTTGTAAATCAAAGCACACCTGGCCGTCAATGTTGCCGTCCAAGACGTATTTGGAAAGCCTACAAAAGCCGTATACCCAGATGAGCTAACAGTCACCGGCGTTAATATGTTCCCACCAGCTGTATATCCACTCGCCACAACTTCATTCGTTGATGAATAAATTGTGGTTGCCTCATTTAAATCAGCACTAGCCGTATACAAGGCAATCTTGATAACGTCAGTCGTAAGATCATGGACGCCCTGATACAGCTCGGCCTTAAAACTTGTGGTCTGGGTTTGGACAATACTCATGATACAGAGATCCTAACCTGACCATCACGATAAGCATCAGCACGTTGTTTGCCGTCAGACAAGTTTTTATACAGAGCAATCGCTTGAGCATAACGCTGATTGGCAAGATTGACCATATCCGCTTCGCCCTTCATGTACATAAGCGCTTCACAGATCGTGCCGTACAACAACACAGAATCAAAGTTATCACCCAGCCAAGTCGTATTGGCAGTCACAATAGACTCAGGATAGTAGTTGTAGTGAAGCTCAGCGTTATAGGCCGCGCTGGGTGTTGGGCCAACGATGAATGTCAACTCGTTCACATTATCAGACCGAGGTCCAAAAATAGCATAGTGGCGCGGCTCACTTACTTGCGCTGTCAAAGGATACGCTTCACGCATAAAGTTAACGTCCTTATTGAGCAAATACAAGTAGTCACCCTGAAACACCACAGCGCCAGAAACAGTTCCCACATTAACAACTGTTAATGTGACCGTGGTGCCAGATATGCTTCTAACCAAAGCATTAGTGCCAATTCCAGTACCAGTTACCTGTTGGCCTACCGCAATACCAGTCGTACTCACAACCACAATCGTCTTTTGACCAGCCGTTCCTGTGGCGGTTGTGGTGTTGTACGGGTATACGGCAAGGCTATATACAGATAAGAAATCAGATGGACACTCAAGGTACTTATTACCGGTTGTTAGAAAGCCTGTCACGTTCTTCCGCAAATTAGCAGGCTGGGCAGTGTTGTAGATGCGCTGCTCTGCTTGACGGATGAACGTGTTCATGTCGTCAGTTGGGAAGGAGTTCTCGCAATAATTGCTTACCTCAGTGACAAGCTGGGTGTAGTTCATGCCATCGGGCCTCTGCTCATCAAGCCTTTAGT